AGAAGGAGAAGAGGGCATGATGATTAACGCCGCTAAGGGAGCTATGGTTCCTCACGACCCAATGGGTGGTTTTGCTGACGGTGCCGACATGCCTGGTGAGCCTACACAAGGATACGAGCAGCCCAAGCCATCTCGCAAGCCTAAGTTTGAAGAGGGAGGATTCAACGTGATGGACCCACGTGACTTCCTTACTATGCTGCGTGACGAGCGTCAAGCAAAGAACGCTCAAAGAAAAGCCCCAGGTCCACGTAAAAACAAGTAAGCATGAAGCCCAAGAAGCTCTCCAACACCTTCCGCAACTCTGAGCATGGCGAGAAGGCAGAACCTCTTGTAGCAGGGGGTCAAGAAATTAAGATGAAAGGGCTTCTTGAAGAGCAAGAGTCCTACTACCTACAGTCATCTCACCTCTTTAAGCTTGACGGAGCTGACCTCGAAAAGCCTGAGGCTCCATTCCGTGCGTCCAAGCAAGTCATGGAAAAGCTGCAAAAGGACCAGGCGACTCAGAATTGGTTTGCAGATAGACCTGGTTTTGGTGGCGACCCCGACAACACACCCATTCCAGAGTGGTACCAAGAGCTGATGGGTCTCCTTGGCCCATGGATGGCTGGTGGCGGTCAGATGACGTTCTTCCATTCAAACGCTGGTTATAGCGCGGAAGACCACACGATGGAAAGCGGCGATTGGCACGGCTTTCACAGTGAGATGTGGAGGATTCAGAGAGAGGCTAGAGAGTTTGTCATCCAACAGCTGTTTGACTTTGACCAGGACGGAGTGTCTTTGGGCATGGACCCAGAGGTTCAGGACTACATCTACAACTACCTGATTGACCAGAATCCAGCCAATAGCTGGATTACTCCAGACATGATTACGCCGTACAACCTGCACGGATTGGGTCACTGGTACTCTCAGACAAACCCCCAATACACTGGAGACTTAGAGCTTCGGTGGCTTGGTCCTGATGGTCAGCAGGTTCTCGGCTCAAGTGGCGGTGTCTTGGGGCCTACTGGATGGCTTAATCAGTGGATGAATAATGGTCCCGGAGCAGAGTACGCCCTTGCCAATGAGTGGCAGTGGCCTCCCTCCATTGACCCATTTGGCCTCTGGCAATCCATGGCTGAGGGTGCACCCATGCCGCCAGACCCTCTTAATGCCATGTTCGCAGGCAGTCAGTTCCTGGTGCAAATGGTTACTTACCAGGACGGTACCTCGAACCCAGAGGAGTTTCCTGAGATTGACTTTGACATCGACTACGAAGCTGAAGGTTACGAGAGTTTGTTGGATTACTACGTAAGCACTTCTTCGCTGTATGCTCAGAATCCAATCATGTTGTACTACCAGTACATGGCAGGTGGCGGCGATGCCTACAGCCACCTTTCGGGTGCGGCATTCTTCTACCCTCATTACCTCCAGCAGCTACTGCAAACTTTGGGCATAGACATCGACCCCAGTATCAATACAGACTACTCAGGGTACGCAACGGGTAACATCGACGACTTCTTTACCGGACCAGGTATGGAGGAGTACCAGGCTCTGCTTGACTTGATGTCTCTTCACCACGAACAGTACCCGGGAGACACTGATTCTGGCATGGCCAGTATGTTGCAAGCCTACATGTCTAGCAATGGTGAGTACGGTTGGAATGCCCAGCTCGGTGCCTACATGGACTGGTACGCTACTGGTGTTCAAGGAGGTTTTATTGAACTTTCTGAAGCGGGTTACGATACTTTTGAGGCTGCTTACACGGCGTACACTGGTGACCCAGACAACCCCTTCAACTGGTTCTGGTTTGACTTCTCTGAAGAGATTGGCTCAGACAACTTCCTGAACATCTACGAGTACACTCTTTCTCCAGATGGGTATTCGCCCGACTGGGGTCAGACATTTGGAAGTGACTCAGGATACAACGAAGGCGGTTCCTACGGTAACAGCACCTACGACTTCGACCCTCAGGCTGACATTAACTTCATTACAACTGCCGAGCAATACCTCGATACCTTCCCTCCGGGCAACTTTACAGGTAGCGAGGGGGTGCCTCTGTGGTACCAGACTATTATGTCTGCTTACACGAATTGGGCCGCCAATGGTTTGTCTACCAACTTCGGTTTCTCAGGCACAGCGGCTGACGGTCTGCAGAACTCTAGTGCTGCTGACATTGTAGCGCAGGGTGGTGGTCACGGTTCCACAGCAGGAAACTATTTCCATCAGTACACAAACTACTGGGTGAACTTGGCCTTCGACCATGACGGCGATGGACAGTTCAACGAGAACGCACTCCTAGACTTGGCCGACCAAGGGTTCAACTTTGGTCAGGTGGTTATCAACTCCATCAACTATCAGTTGGCGCAGAAGGGCTTGGGCCCAACTACACTTACTGTTGCGGACCTGACGCCTGAGATGTTCATCCCCACTAGCCCTCCCGAAGGAACCATCAACCCCGTCACTGGTGAAGAGATGAGCGGATGGTGGTGGGGCCACGGCGCTTTCTATGAAGCAGACCCTCAGCTTTACAACCTGAACAGGGCGGAGCTTATGAGCTGGGCGAATGGTAACCCCAACTACGCTAGTGGTGGCGGCGAGCCTCACCCGTACCCAGGAGGTATTGCGAGTACGCCCTGGCACGCTGACTTTATCCTAACTGGACCTACTGGTGTGTTCCCTCCAGAGCTTGACCCCCTCGGCATCTGGGAGTTTAACACCAATGGAGAAGGCCCTGGCTTTGGTTTGCAGATGAGCACCAACCTGGCGCAGAGTTACTACTTCTATCTTGCCAGTTCTGCAGCGATTCAGTCATTCCAGATGTTCGGCAACGTATTCCAGAGTGGCTCTATCGCTACCAACGGCAACGTGCTTGACCTTTGGGCTGGCAACACGCAGGGTCAGATGGACCCCGAAGATGCCGTTCACACCACAGGTTCTATTGTTACGTGGACGTGGTTCCACTCCATCAACTACCTGGCAGGGGCCGACGGTTTTGGCGAGAATGGCCTCACTACTACATACGGAGGTGTATTCCAAGAGCTTGTCGATGCACTTCAGGTAAATAACTACAACCCAGAGACAGGACTGGCCAACTACGACCCGCCAGACAACAACTCCTGGATGTTCAACCTGCTGTACCAGTATTTCCACCTGCAGCCAGGCAACCCCATCATGGAGGAGAGCTTCTTCGCGGAGCAGGAGGAACTGTTCTCTTGGTACCTCGTCGGAGTTGTTGGTATGGGCGACATGGAGGACACTTCTACCTGGAATGGCCCTCTGGCTTCAGAGATGTCGGAGGAGGCAATCAACAACTTCGCCAACGCCCTCGAGGCGGGCACGGTGTTCTTTGACTTCACCTATGGTGTTACTGACCCGAACTTTGTGTACTACACCACGCAGGGAGAGTCGGGCAACCCTATCTGGATGCAGTTCGGAACCGCCTTCATGGAGGACCTTTTAGGCGGCCCAACAATCAACCCATCTATTGGTATGGGCACCATGTTGGGCAACGATGCCATCTTGAACATGGCTGATGTCCTGAACCGTCACGGTGGTATGATTGACTACAACGGTGATGGTCGAGTTGACGTAGGAGACTTCTTAGCCTTCTTGCAGTGGGCTTTGTTCGACGCTGGCGCAGCAGAAGACTACACCCCGCTCCTTCAGTTTGCAGGTATCTTTGGTCTGCTCATCCCCGCCAACGAAGGATTTGCAGGCCCACTGTATTCCAACTGGTTTAACCAGCTTGCTGGTGGAGACAACGTTGGAGCACACGCTTGGCTTCTCCCAAACATCAACGGTTACGGGGACGAGCTAACCTTCAGTGGAGATGGCAGCCAGGGGGCAGGTGTGGTTGGATTTGAAAGTGATTTTTCTTTTGGTGGAATGCACCTTGGGGCTATCCTCGCACCGATGTTGATGTTCCAGTTCGTAAACGAATTTGTTGAGTCTGGAGGTAACGTTCCAACCTGGTACGAGGGAATCGTAAACAATGATTACGCCAACGCCAACTTCGATGATTTCCTGAACATCATCTACCCAGAGTGGAGCACTTGGAGCACCTCCAACGAAGGCCTTAGCTTCTCAGGCCCTATGGCTACAGAGCTATTTAGCGGAGAAAGCTATGACAGCATCAACACGTTCTTGCTTGCAGTATTGCCAGGGGCTGCTGCAATGTCCAACTACGCTGCTTACTACCTCCAGAACGGAATCAACATCAACGAGCAGTTTGTTGTTTCTGCAGGCAACATCTTAAACGTTTCTGCCGGAGGAGATTCTCTATCGGATGGGCTAGATTCTCAGCTTGCTCAGAACGCCATTACAGGGTACGTAACAAGCCTTGTCTCTCAGAACGCCTCCCTGTTTGCATCCTTTGATGTTCTTCAGGATGGTTCGTTTGGGCAAGACGACCAGAATGCGATTGCCACCATCATGGCCATCCTGTCTATGAGCTTTCAGATACCAGACCTTTGGACAGAAGATACCAATTCATTTGACGTCTTCGACATCCTATCTGAGATACTGAGCACCCCGTCTTACATGTCTATCACTCTTGGTGTAGAAAACGCCATCAGCAACTTTGGTGTTAATCCCGCTGATGTTGGTATTGGGCCTGACTCCACTCTTCTTGACTTGATTACATCTCTTGGAAACCAAGCCGGGGTAATTGTTCAAGGCTCGGATTCAGCTTCTCTTCTGGCGCCCTATGTAAACAGCATCTGGGGTGCTATGTTCCAAGCCACACTTGGATGGGAGTCGAGCGGGGAGTTCTCTTGGCAGCAAGGCTCAGGTGCAGACATGACTCCGTTATCTTTTATGTACACCGTCATGAGCGCCGGGAGTGGCATAACCCCAGTCAACTACTCTCTTTACGGTGTACTTGGAGAGTTTGTAGAGCTGACTCAGTCTCTGTACTTGCTTGATAACTCTGTCTTGGGCACTCTGTTTGAGAACACCGACGGTAGCTACTACGTTGACGCTGACGGAAACGAAATCCCATTCTCGTTTACAGCAGCTGGATTGCAAGCTCTTGCGGGCGCAACATACGGCGCTCAAGCTGGCTCGGGTGCGTCACTTTACCAAACAGCGGCGTGGAACGAGGCATATCAAGATATTGCTCAGTCTCTTGGCGAAGCAGGACTTGACATCGACTTCAATGGCGACGGGGTGTACGACATGAACGACATCAACATTCTGTTGAGCATTGCGGAAAATGGTCCTGTAACTGAGGCTCAAGTTCAGTTAGCTGAAATCTTGAACTATCAGAGTGGCTCGAACTCAGTTGAGTTTGGTCTTGACGATGTAATTATGTTCATGAACTTCTTCGGGAATCCAGGGGAAACCATGGTGTACGGATACGAAGGAAGCTCTTATTCATGGATTGATAACGACGGAAACCAAACGGTTTATAGCATGGATTCAGCAACTGGTTATCAGGGGAATCCTATGGGACCAAACATCAACATGTTCGGTTACTTTAACGACGAAGGCTCATGGGTTGACTTCGGCTACGACGACTTGACACCAGACGATTACTTCGGACCAGGATGGAGCGCAACACAAACAAATAACAATGAGACAACTAGCTAATTCAGCAAGACGCCGACGCTCTAAGAAGATTCGCCGCGTGGTATCTCGCGGCCTGGTTAACACCAAGTCGTTGAACTTTGACGGAATCAACGACAGAGCTGGATGGGGCAGCGGCGTCATCGAGTCACTTATTGGTGCTGGCGACTGGAGTTGGTCGTACTGGGTTAAATCGAGTGACTTTAGTCAGCCCGGGAGCAGCCAGTACTCTACGCTCATCTATGCCCTAAACTTTTACGGCGCAGGGGTAAGCACATTTATTATAGGAGCTATTGCAGAAAACTCTCATTCTACAAATCCAGGAAAGCTAACGGTAATTGCTACAAGGGGCAGTGGTTCCGGAAGTACATACTTTAGCTGGGTAAGCGACGCCTCCGTTATCGGGTCATTGACCGACGATGACTGGAATCATATTGTAATCACATGCGATACGGGTGCTAGTTCAAGAGCAATCAAGGCTTATATCAATGGCTCTGAAGTTGCAGGAACAGACAATTTAACTTCCCAAGCCGCCACCGATTTTAGCAGCATCAATATGGGAGACGTTGCTTTAGGTACTCAAACATTCAACGCGGGGGGTGACAGCTTTGATGCGTTGGAGCTTGATGAAATCAGCCTGTATAGCTCCGTTCTTAGTTCCTCCGACGTAACTGCCATTTACAACAGCGGCGTGCCAGCGGACGAAACAGAGCGGTCTGGACTTATCGGATACTGGAGACTTGAGGACAATGGAAACGATTCCAGCAGCAACAGCAACAGCTTGACTATTAGCGGCGCAACCTTTACAACTGACGTACCATCATGAGCAGAAGATACGCAATCATCGACACGACCTCTGTCACCCCTTCTATGGCTGCAGCCACTGTGGATGGCAGCGTAGAGGCTATGAGAAAAACGGTCCGAAATACAGACAAATGTCTGTTGCGTTGGGACGGTGCAAACCCCCCTGGAACACTAAGTCTTACGACATATACGCAGGATGAAATCACCAACATCATTAACGATGAGTCTGGAGACTGGTGGATTGATTTTGAATCATACAGAGACTACGAAGAATGAATACTGTAAAGAATTACAAAAAGGGCGGGCTTAAAGTGCTAAGCAAAAAGGTCAGCGTAGACCCGCCCAAGGGTTATCACTGGATGGAAGAGGGCGGTCGTTACTTCTTAATGAAGGGAGATTACAAGCCTCATAAGGGTGCCGTAGCCAAAGCTTCATTTAAGCTTGTGACTCACGGGAAATCTTAATCGCCTCCTCTCCTTCTAGTTTGCGGTAGAACCTCTGAACCAGATGTCTGGCTTTGGGGGTTAATCCGTATCTGTGCTTGTAGTTCATCTTGGCCTCCTCGGTGAAGTACATGTCTGCTTCGGACCCCGTGTCAACTTTGTACTTCTTGTGCACTGCGTGAATCAGACCCTTCTGCATCATGGGTTGAAGTGTCCTCTGTCTGAACTTCTTGGCTGATGCGAACAGGGATTCCGCCATGTGTGTTGACGTGAAGAACTCGTAGTCGTAAGCAAAAAGCATGACCTGCATCTCCACAGGGCGTATGTCATAATGCTGCAGCATATCCTTCTCTGCAAGCCTAAGGTACTTGAGGTAATTCTTGTTGACATACTTCTCGTGCAGGTAGGAGAACTCCCGCATTTTACGCTCAGGTCTATGTCTCTTCATTTTGAGTATATTTGCTAAGACAAAAAGAACAAGATGGGAACCACACTCTCAGGCACTCAAATTAGAAACACCTACAGCGGAATCCTTAAGGCTGGTGACAATGCTGCGATTAGCAGTAGCCTCAAGACAATCTCCGACGGTCAGGGTAACGATACTGCTCTTTCTCTCTCCGATAGTCAGGTAAAGGTAACAAATCTTCTGATTGACTCACCAGGAAACTCCTCTGCCGATGAGGTGCTTGTGCGTGACTCTTCTACTGGTTTGATTGGTAAAAGACGCTTCCCAAACTTCAAAAGTGTTAATGTCACTATTGGAGCTGGCACAACGACTAACGGGGCTGGCAGCGCAGTGCCTGTTACCATTACGGACTCCGCATCCAACGCCACTGCGGTGAACTTTCAGACAGGGGCTAACGTAACTCTTAGAGCAGGTTCTGGCATCCTTACCTTCAAGTCTGACGCTAGAGACGTCACCAAGGTAACCACCACTACAGCTCTCTCTGATACAACTGAATCTGGGACCACCGTCTTTTTGGACTGTGCTACTTTGAATGGGGGCACCTTAACATTGCCCGAAGCCACTGAAGGAAGATTTATTAGAATCAATGTAGACGTGGGTCACACTACCGCTTGTAACATCAACGCGAAATCAGGCGACTACTTCTACGGGGCAATCATCGCTGTGTCCACTACAGACAACAAGACTGCTGTTCAGAGCGTGCCTCGTGCTACTGCTGCTGGCTCAGTCGCAAGCTACAACCAGATTACCCTGGATGAAAATGACTCCACCCTTGGTGGTGCAGAGGGTAGCTACCTCGACCTTACATGCTACGATGCCGCTGGGTGGTACGTTCACGGATACCTCATCGGTGCCGCAACTACACCTTCTTCTATCGCAGCTATTAACGGACAATAATGACTACCATGGACCCAACCCTCAAGGAGCTCTTCATTAGTGAAGTAGCCGACGTCTTGGCTCAGCTTGAAGACGTCATTGAAAAGTATCAAGTAAACGAGAGGGTAGCCTACCTTTTTGGCTTGGGCATTGTGGATGACATTCCAGATATGGGTCCAGCATGGCAGGTTGCGAGCAAGTGGCATGTAGACGGCGAGGAGGAGATGGCTGAGTTGTTTAGCGCCATCATGGCTTCTTATGAGAAAATTTCGGAGGACGAGGACATCGACATTGATGACATTGACCTAGATGACCTAGGCCTCTCACTGAACTAAATAAAATGGAAAATTTAATTCGTAAAATCGTCATCGGTCCTAATCCGAAGGATGCGATGGCGTACTACGTTGGCATGAAGGCTGGCGCAGGAAAGGTTGTTCTCATCGAGGAAGATGAGCGCTCATTGTACAAGTACAACATTCGTAGGTACAACATCTACACTCAGGACACTGAATCGTCCTATCTGTGGAAGACTGTGGAGAATACTCCCGTCATTGTTGAATACGATTGTAACTTTGAATGAAAGCGCTGTATCACTTCGTGGTGAAGCTTGAGAAGACTCACCACGACACCATCGAGATGGAGAACGGCACCGTACTTCACGTCGACCCAAAATGGAAAGAGTTTGAGCGTCGCGTCATGTATGGCGAGGTCACCTCTACCCCTGTCAAGTACGATGTGGATGTGGAGGTTGGAGACACACTATTCTTCCACCACCATGTTGTTATGTCTGACGCACTGAAGGTTGAGGTCAACGATGAGCAGAGATTTATTGTGGGCTATGACCCAGTAAACACTCTTTCTTGTCACGCCATTGCCTACAGGAGCAAGAAGACTGGCGAGCTGCACATGCTTGCAGACTGGGTGTTTCTTCAGCCTATTGAAGAAGAAAAGCAGCATAACGATTTCATTGAGATTGTAGACTTGAAGCCCAAGACTCACCTCAAAGCCAAGGTGTTCTGTTGCCCCAAGGACATGATTACTCAGGGCGTCAAGCCAGGAGACATTGTAGGATTCAAGCAAAACCGCGATTACGAGATGAAGCTCGAGGACGAGACGGTAGTCTTCCGTATGCGCTCAGAAGATATGATGTATGTCCAACCGCAAGATGCCATCAGCTAAGGCGAACAAGCCTCGCTTTACAACCATCGAAGCTTCCCGTCGTTTGATGGGTAGCATGGAGGTTGCAATCAATAATATGATTGAGGAGGTGAAGCGCCCTGTCGACCCGGAGGCGGGAGGGGCAGCGCGTAAGGCTGAGCTGCAGTCTATCAAGCAGACGGCTGTAGATTGCAAGGAGCTGTTGATTGAGCGCCAGAGGCTGGAGCAGATGGTGAAGGACCTCAGCGACAAGGGCTCTATTGATGACGCCAAAGATTACTCTGGAGGCTTCGCAGAAAGATTTAGCAAATGAATGGACTGGTTGACATTGAAGGTTACGACGAACCAGTGGTGTCAATCTGCCCACGGGGTACGCTCGGGGATGTCATAGACATCTACGGGCTACCTATTTGCTTGCCAAAGAAGCCTGCAAAAAAAGATATACCCGGCCACGACCTGGCGGAGCACCTTCAGTGCTGGTACAGGGATGACATCCCGGAAGAGCTCGCTCGTATCAAGTCTATGGACGAGTGGTACGAGATGCCCAAAGAGTTCAGGCAGAAGTTCTCCCCCTACATCGAGGAGGAGTTTCGCCGACGTCGTGAAGGGTACTGGTTTTACAATAACGGAGAACCAACCTACATCACTGGCAGACATTACATGATGCTGCAGTGGAGTAAGATTGATATTGGCTATCCTAGTTTCCTAGACTTCCAACGGAAGCTCTTCATCCATCAGGCCGCGTGTGAGGCTGACCCCAGGTGCCTTGGTCAACTGTACACCAAGTGTCGCCGCTCCGGGTACACCAACATGTCCGCCTGCGTTCTTGTAGATGAAGCCACACAGGTCAAGGACAAACTTTTGGGTATCCAGTCGAAGACGGGTAAGGACGCGCAAGAAAACGTCTTTATGAAGAAGGTCGTTGCTATCTTCAAGTCCTACCCGTTCTTCTTTAAGCCTATCCAGGATGGTACAACAAACCCACGTATGGAACTTGCGTTCCGTGAGCCATCTAAAAGGATTACCAAAAACAACAAGACCTCTGTAAAGGGTGATGCCCTGAACACAATCATTAACTGGAAGAACACCACCAACAACGCATACGATGGTGAGAAGCTCCACATCCTGTACCTCGATGAGGCAGGCAAATGGGAGAAGCCAACAGACATCAGAGAGGCCTGGAGGATACAGCGCACCTGCTTAATTGTGGGACGCCGGGTTATCGGCAAGGCACTCGTGGGGAGCACGGTCAACCCCATGGATAAAGGAGGTCAAGAATACAAAGAACTTTGGAAAGATTCAGACCCACAAGAACGCAACAAAAACGGAAGGACAACCTCAGGATTGTACAGAATCTTCATTCCGGCCTACGAAGCCTTAGAGGGATTCTTCGACAAGCACGGAATGCCGATTATAGAGACGCCAGGAATGCACACGGAAACTCTGGATGGAGAAACCGTAGAGATAGGCGCAAAGGAGTTTCTAAAAAACGAAAGGGAAGCTCTTAAGCATGATGCTCGGGAGATGAACGAAATCGTTCGTCAGTTCCCGTTTACCACAGACGAAGCATTCCGCGATAGCGTTGAGGGTTCACTGTTCAACATCGGCAAGATTTACGAGCAGATGGACCACAACGACAACATGTACCCCGACCCTGTGGTGCGAGGTAACTTCACATGGAGGGGTGGCGTTAGAGACACCGAGGTAGTGTTTGTGCCAAGCTCTGAGGGTAGGTGGTTTGTTTCGTGGATGCCACCTGTCGACATGAGAAATCAAAGGCACAAGGAGGGTGGCAAGTTTGTCGCACCCAACAAACTCATGGGGTGTGGGGGTGTTGACTCGTACGACATCGACGCCACTACTGATGGCAGAGGCTCTAAAGGTGCTTGCCATATCTACAACAAATTCAACATGGCGGTCCCGTCAAACATGTTTGTTGCAGAGTATTGTTCGCGCCCTCCAATGGCTAAGATTTTCTATGAAGACATACTGATGGCATCCTACTTTTACGGATACCCTCTGCTCGTAGAGAACAACAAGTACGGTATCGTGAGGTACTTTGAAACTCGTGGATACGATGGCTACCTGTTGGACAGGCCTTCACACCTTACCACTTCCGGCTCTGTTGCCGTGAAGACAAAGGGCATCCCATCTAACTCTCAGGACGTCATCCACACACATGCACAAGCGATTGAAGACTACATACATAACCATGTGGGAATCAACGAGAAAGGTGAGATGGGTAGGATGTATTTCAACAGAACGCTTGAAGATTGGATTGGTTACCGTATCGACAACCGAACTAAGTTTGACTTGACCATCAGTGCTGGTCTAGCTTTGCTGGCCGCGCAGACTGTAGTACAGAAAAAGAAGGCTGCTGATTTCTCAGGTAAAAAGTTCTTCCGCAAGTATAGCTACAACCCTGGAGGGGTCTCAAAACCCTCTAAGTGATTTTGTTTATATTTGCACATTGCCTGTAATACAGTAAGTAATGAAGGGTCATCATAAGCCTAAGTCATACGCACAATTTCCAGACCCGATGGCCCCCGCCAGTGTTAAGGCGAGTCACGACTATGGAGTGCAGTACGCGAAGTCTATTGAGGCGCAGTGGGGCGGGTTGGATGACTTCTCAACTGGCTTTGGCAAGCGCCTTGTAGAGTTTAACAGAAACAGGGATTACGCAAACGGAACTCAGGATACTGCTGTATACAAGCAGATTCTTAGCAGCATGGACACTCAGGGCGGCGACGGAACGTTGCTCAACCTGGACTGGTCACCCGTACCAATCGTGCCCAAGTTTGTGCGCATTGTTGTTAACAAAATTTTGTCCCGCCGATTCAATCCTAATGTTGAGGCGGTGGACCCGATGTCTAAGGACGAAAAGGAAAAGAAGAAGGTTTTAGCTAAACTTGCTGTTGAGGAAAAGGAGGTTATTGATGAAGCTAAAGAACTTGGGCTCAATACTCACATCAGTACAGAGGGCTTGCCGGACAACTCTGAGGAAGCTGAGATTTATCTTGCTGATAGTATCAAGACAAGTTCTGAAGTTGCTGCTCAACTTGCAACCAGACTCACCCTTGACTGGAATGATTTCGATGAAAACATTTTCCGTCGTGCTGTTGAAGACCTTGTTGTTAACGGCATGGCTGTGGTTAAGCGCAGCAATGACCCGTCTTACGGAATCAAAACGGAGTACGTAGACCCTGCTCAGTTTATCCACTCAAGCACTGAGGACCCCAACTTTTCTGACATTGTCTACGGTGGCCACGTAAAGCGCGTCTCCATTCAGGAGCTCAAGCGCATGGCTGGAACTGACATCCCTGAGGAAGAGTACAAGAAGATTGCCAAGGCGGTTATGAATCGCAGCTACAACAATGCTGCTCAGTTTAACCAGACAGTCTATGACCGTAGCCGAGGAACACACATCTACGGGTATGATGAATACCTGGTTGACGTGTTGGACTTTGAGTTCATCGGTGTCGATGACATGATTTACGAGGAGAAGGAGTCTCGCTTTGGCAATGTAGGTTTCTACTACAAGGGCGACATCTACAAAGCTCCAAGCGATTCTGTTTATGAGCGGACCATCCACAGCATGCCCAACATGTGTGTGTATGGAGGCTCGTATGTTATCGGTAGTCAGCTTCTCTTTGACTACGGCATGAAGCGAGACGTTCCTAAGAACATGCACGACCTGACCCGTGCACGTCTTTCTTATAGCGTAGTCGCCACGAATTTTAGACGTCAGATGCCCAAGTCGATGGTGTCATCTGTCATCGGGTTTGCTGACCAGCTTCAGCTCACCCACCTCAAAATTCAACAGGCCATTGCTAAGGCCAAGCCTGACGGATTGATTGTTGACATTGAGGGATTGGAAAACGTTCAGCTCGGTTCTGGTGGGGAGCTTCAACCGCTCGACATTCAGGACATCTACGAGCAGACTGGTGTCTTCTACTACAGAAGCAAGAACCCAGAAGGCGGATTCCAGAACCCGCCCGTGCGTCCACTGGATAACACAATCCGAAACATCAACGAGCTGATTGGTTTGTACAACCACTATCTGCGAATGATTCGTGATGTCACGGGCGTGAACGAGGTTCTCGATGGCAGCACACCAAAGTCTGACGCGCTCGTGGGCGTGCGCCAACAGCAGCTTGCTGCGGGCAACAACGCCATCAACGACATTACAAACGCAGCCTCTGTCATCTACCGCAGGGTTTGTGAGGACATCGTGAAGTGTGTGCAAGTCTTGCCACCAGAGTCCATTATCTATAAGGCTTACGAAAGAGCCATTGGTCGAACCAGCATGGAGATTGTCTCCTCGTTTGCTTCTCTCCCGCTTTACAACTACGGTGTAATTGTTGACAGAGAGATGTCTGATGAAGACAAGATTCTCCTAGAGCAAAACATCCAACAGTCCCTTGCGCAAAGAGAAATTGACCTGGAAGACGCTATGGCAATCCGTCGCCTCAAGGATTTGGACCAAGCGGAAAGACTGCTTATTATCCGACGGAAAAAGCGCATTGCCATGCTGCAACAACAACAGCAGCAGAACATGCAGATGCAAGCTCAGCTGAATCAACAGTCACAGCAGGGGGCTGCTCAGATGCGGATGCAGGAGATTCAACTCAAGGCTCAGGCGGACATGCAGAAGATTCAGGCCCAGGGTCAGATTGATATGCAGCTGCTTCAAATGAGACAAAACCTCGAGGCTCAAATGATGTCCGCGAAACTGCAGGCACAGGTTCAGGGTTCTGCGTCAGACAAGCAGTTCCGGATGGACCTCGAGAATCAGAAGGACAACCGCAAGGACTCTCGCGTAAACAAGCAAGCCGAAGCTCAGTCAAAGCTCATCTCTCAGCGCAAAGGCAACAGGCCTGAGCTTCAAGAGACCGAAGAGCAAGACATCATCAAAGAACTGATGAACCGATGAGCAAAGAGGCAATGAGAGAGCGCGTGAAGCGCATGCTCAAAAAGCACGGACTTAGCGGGGTAAACAAGCCCAAGAAGACGCCTAGTCATCCAAAAAAGTCACACATGGTGTTGGCTAAGGAAGGAGACAAGGTGAAGCTGATTCGCTTCGGTGAGCAGGGCGCCAAGACCGCTGGCAAACCTAAAGCCGGGGAGTCTGACAAGATGAAGAAGAAGCGTGCAAGCTTTAAGTCTAGGCACGCTAAGAATATCAAAAAAGGCAAGATGAGCGCTGCGTACTGGGCTGACAAAGTCAAGTGGTAATGTTTCATATATTTGCATCAAAGAATAACAAATGGCAACAGTAACCGCACAGATTTCTTTGACGAGCACAGACCTCCTGTCTGACAGCTTGTCTATTAGTGTGTCTACAGATGTCACTGCAGCAAACACTACAGGCTTGGCACGTAGACCCGTCACGGCTACCTCGGTTGGTAGTGGCGCTACTACATTGTTTGAAGCCTCGGACTTCAACGCCCCAGCCTACCTGTACATCAAAAACACCGACAGCACCGCCTCAGACTTTATCTATGTGTATGACGACACGACTTCTGGCGACCCTGTCATTTTGAAGTTGGCTGGTGGTGACTGGGCATTCATGCCTCTCAACGCTGGATTGACACTCAAAGCATACGCAACAACAGACCCAACACTCGTTGAGTTCATGGTAATCGGAACTGACGCCTAATATCTAAGACATGGGATTTCAACAAAGTAACGGCGGAAACAGCAGCAAGTTCTTAGGCAGAGATGCCAACACGAACCGTATGCTCACTGGCGCCACCCAAACTATTGTACTTCGCGGAAACACTGACGGTGAAGCCGCCTTTCAAGCTGGATTGGTGCTGGCAGGTGAGACTATTTTGCACGCCGCTGCGTCAGGTTCAGGTTTTAAGTATAACACGAGTAATGATTACTACGAGCTTAGACTTGGAAGAGACGACGAAGTTTTTGCTATAAACATGTACGGTGAGTCAGTGACCATCACTGCCGCCACATTCTTGAAGGGTACAAAGGTGGTATTGTCTTCTGCTACTTTCCCTCAAGTTGACGGGACTTACAGCTTGGTAGGCACTGATGTTAGCACAAATATCATCACTCTACAACTTGCCCCTGACTCTCCCAACTTTGTGTTTGGTGATGCAGACTTGAGTAGAGAAATTGCAGACATTACAGGAGCTTCTACAAGCGGCAAAATCAATGTGACGGTATTGCCTTTCGCCCCCGCCTTTGCAGTTGAGATGCTTGGTGTAGACGGCGTTGATGCTGGTACTGACGCCGCACGTACTACCCCCGTGAAGTTTAGAATGAGCAACGTGGCGGGAACAAACATCCAGCCTGTCGACTACCCCGACGGGCAGGTGGTGTACGGTGAGATTACTCACTTCACCCCTCAGGCGGTTAACACGCACTACGCCATCCTTTACTGTCAGGCAAAGCCTTCATTGGAGTTCTCTCCATACAACAACTTGGCAGACGTAAAGTTGGCCTCTAGCCTTAAAAAGGGCGGGCCTGTAGCACGATAAGAAACAACCCCTAAATTAAATATAATGGCTAAGCATGAAATGGAAATTGCAGCTGAAGCCCAGGGTATCAAAATCACAGATACCCCTGACTTCTTGAACGAACCTCAGGATGCTCCCGCACCCTCGCCGGAGCCTGAACCCTCGGAGCCACAAGCGACACAACCTGTAGCGGAAGAAGCTCCCGAGCCTGTGCAGGTAGCTCCTGAGCCTACTCCACAACCGGAGCCGGAACCTCAAGAAGTTGTCTTCAAGCAAGAATATACAGAGCCTCAGGCTCAACCAACGCAACCCGTTGAACGGCAAACAATCGACGAAGATGCGATTGCGCTTCAGAAACTCAGCGAAAGGCTGAACATGAAGTTCGATAGCTTCGACCAAGTGAGTGAGCAATTCAACAGGCAGGCTGACATCGACCCCAGGGTCGCAGCGATTAACGAGTTCGTCAACGAGACGGGACGTTCTGTCGATGACTGGTACAAGTATCAGACCTTGGATACTTCCGAAATGGATGACCAAAAGGCTGTTCGTATGCAGATGGAGATGGACTTCCCTAAGTTGACCTCAGCAGAGATTGATACGCTTATGAAAAATAAGTACAAGCTCGACTCTGAGAGATACACGGAAGAAGAAGTCGCTACATCGTCTGTGGAACTGAAGATGCAAGCCGAAAAAGCTCGTCAATCCATCGAGGAGATTCGTGAGGCATTCCGTACACCGGACCCCTCGCAAGCTGCCGAAGATGAATTTATGAGCCCGATTGATGACCAGTGGGTCGCAAGCATGTCCAAAGAGGTGGACAATCTGGACGGCATTTCATTTGATTTGCCCACGGGTAAGACATTTACCTACGGCCTAGCCGACCAGTACAAGGACACCTTAAAGGAGAAGAATGCGAAACTCGAATCATTTTTCGACACCTATGTCTCTGATGATGGCAAGTGGGACTACGACCTTCTTAATTCTCATCGAGCAGTCACGGACAACATTGACCAAATCGTCAACGCTGTGTACCGACAGGGTATGAGCGATGGCCAGCGTCGCGTTGTTCAAAACGCAGCTAACGTCAGACCAGCTACGCCACAAGCGAAGAAGGTAGACAATAGTGCAGACGCTCAGAGAAACAAGATTATCGACCAGCTCGCTAGTGCTCTCGGAGGTGACAAAGGGATGACTTTTAACTTTTAACGATTCTTAAAAAGAAAACATTATGAGCAACATTACAGCTCCAAATGTTCATGGTCAACTCGGTGGCTCTACCGGGGGTGGTGCCTCACAGATTGGTTTGGCAACTCCCGAGAAGTATGCTTCTTTGGGTGATTTCATGAACACAATTAACGCCCTTGACGTTCGTCCAGAACTGATTAAAGCTTACGGTAACCAGGGTATTACCGGATTCTTGCGCATGACTGGTGCCGTGAAGGCCGCTGGTTCTGCAGAAAAGGTTACTTACTACGAGGAGGCTCGTTTGCACCAGAAGGTTCGTGCGTTGTCAAAGAACGATTCAAGTGGTGACGCAGCCATCGACGCCAACCAGACTATTGTCTTCGTGGCGGACGCATCTCCAGCTACTATTGATGCTGACATCCGTGCCAACACTCCTATGAAGGGTGACATTCTCTTGATTAACGGTAAGGACCGCTTGGTCGTGACCGCAGTCTCTGACGCCAACACTGGCACAGAATTTACTGCAGCATTCATGAATCAGCCAACCACTGCAGTTACTCGGAACAATGTGTTCGACATGCCAGTGATTGGTAACATCTTCGACGAAGGTGAGGACCAGCCAGACCGTTTTGTTGAGTCTAACGTGGTTCGCTACCAAAAGCCTTACGCTATCGTGAAGGGTAACTTTGAGGTGTCTGGTTCACAGGCCACCAACATTGGTTACATTGACGTGGGCGGCGGCGACTACCGCTGGTACATCAAGGGCGAAATGGACGCCCGTCAGCGTTTCTTGGACAAGCGCGAGATGACTCTCTTGTTTGGACAAGAAGTGGCAGACCAAACTAACTTGTCAATGAGCGGTAACGAGGGCTACATCACTGCTCTCGAAGACCGTGGCTTGGTTACTTCAGGCTTGCTCGGTAACGACGGTGGCTTCGCTGACTTGGACGACCTCATCATTGAGTTCGACAAGCAGGGTTCTGCTCCTGAGTACGCTATCTACGCTAACACTGCACAGAACTTGCGCCTCGACGACATGGTCGCTCAGGGTGGTGGTTCCTCTAAGGCTGGTATTGCTGGTGTCACCGCTTCTTACGGTGCCTTCCAGAACTCACCAGACATGGCCGTGCAGCTCGGATTCTCTTCATTCTCTCGCGGTGGATACACATTCCACAAGCACGGCTGGAAGTTGTTGAACGACCCAACTCTCTTGGGTGGTGATGCAGACGTCCAATCTAAGCTCGTTGCTGGTGTGATGTGCCCATTGGCTACTGTCACTGACCCAACTACTGGTGACCGCTCTCCTGCTTTGGAGTTGAACTACAAGGCCGCAGGTGGATACTCTCGTGAGTTGGAGCACTGGGTGACTGGTTCTATCCTCGGTTTCCGTAACGACACCAAGGACGTGGCCAAGTTCAACTACCGTTCTGAGTGTGCATTGGTGACTCGTGCTGCTAATCAACACGTGTTGATTAAGGCCTAATCATTAACCACTAAACACTAAGAAACTATGATTATCGTAAAAACTGCCTCTAACGCAGGGGCAATCTTTAACCCAACCGCGTTTGAGTCTATGAACGTCGCCGCCGAACTGGTGACTGCAAACTTTGCCACAGTAGATTCGGGGGATACACCAACCCGTGATTCTATCGCATTGACTTGCGCTGCAGGTACAGAGCACGTAGTCGCCCGTGGAATGTCGGACCTCATCAGAAGTGAGCGTACAGTCATTCTTGACGTTCCTAACCTAGACTTTGCTGGCCTCTCTGACGTTTCAGATGTCTCTGCGTCATTGGACGGAACGCCTGTTGTGAATGAGCAAAAAGTCATCAATGTCGCCACTGCTACCAGAACTCTGCTCGACTCAGAGTCTGGAAGCTTGGTGGTGATTGACAATGACGGATGCGCTATTACCATGCCTCAGTGTGATGCTGCGGCAGTTGGTCAGTTCTACGACTTCGTTGTCGGAACAAGCCAGACGAGTTCCAACGTGATTACTATTACGTTGAATGCAGCTGATGACTACAAGGGTTGCTTGACGCTTTCAAAAGCCGACGGCTCAACCGTTCAGTTCCACTCTGACGGCACTGATACCATTATCACCTTGAACGCCACCACCAAGGGTGGTCTCGAGGGAGGACGTATCAGGTTGTACTACGGTGAAGTTGCTAAAGTTTACGCAACAGGTTCAATCCTGGGTAGCGGCACTTTGGCTAACTCCTTCAGCTAATAGCTGATTAACCTACGGTAAGGGGAGGGGGAAAGGCCTCCTCCCACTTACTACTCGTTTGACTTTAATTTCTTTTAATCATGTCTACAGAAACTATCCAGCGAAAACCCGCTAAGAAGTCCGCGCCCAAGGCTGCGGCAAAGCCTGTTGTTGAAACACAGGAGATTGTCGATGCTATCC